AAGAAAAAGTAGAAAAATGTATTGCTGAAGGTCAAATTGAAATTGTTCCTGTATCGTTTATGAGAGGTAGAACATTTGTAAATTGTGTAGTAATTGTAGACGAAGCTCAAAATGTAACACATGAACAAATGGAAATGATTGTAACTCGTATTGGTAAAGGATCTAAAATGATTATTTGTGGTGATGATGCTCAGGTAGATTTAAAACAAAAACGCGATTCTGGATTTAAATTTTTATATTCGGCTGCTAAACGTATTAAAAATTTAGAAGCAATATCTTTAAAACAAAACCATAGAGATCCAATTGTAGAAGATTTAATTAATCTATACAATGATGCTTATGAAAAAGGATTAAGTTTAGGAACTACTGGTACAAACGGAAATTCAAAAAAATAAGTTAGAACCATACTTTTTCAATATTTATACGAAAAAGGTATGGCAACTTTTACTTCCCAAATATTTGAAATTTTAACACTTAACGGAGATAATGTAGGATCTTCTGTTACTCAAACTATTAATAATATTAATTATGTTGATAATAGAATTTTAAGTGTACCCACAGGTTCAGTTACAACATTATTTTCAATGGACTCAGTACCAGGTGCAGGTACATTTGTAACTAGTAGTGTACAATATGTTAGAGTAACTAACAATTCGACTATTACTCCTGTTAAATTAATTATATCTTCTTCAACAGAAGCTATGAGTTATTTAATAGCTACTGGTAGTTCATATATGTTATCTACTAGTAAAATGACTGGAAGTACAAGTGGTTTATCTTTTAATGATATTCAATCCGTAAAAGTACAACCTTCAAGTAGTGCTGCAAGTATAGAATATTATATTGTAACAACCTAATAAAAAAATATGTCTAATATTCCTATTTGGCCTGGCTCATCATCATTTGCTCAAGTATCAGCATCTTATTATGACTTAAATGTATGGCCACCCCCAACTCCTTTTGGATTTTATGATAGTGATGCTGAATTTAAAACGGATGCTAACAAGGTAGCTAACTTTTGTGCTTTACGTTTAGGATATCCTATTGAAAACGTAGAATTACAAGATATTAACTTTTGGGCTGGGTTTGAAGAAGCAACTACTGTTTATGGAAATGAACTATACGCTTTTCAAACAAGAGATAATTACTTATCTTTAGAAGGAGCTCCTACATCTGTAGATGTTAATGATGATGTTGTTACTCCTACATTTTCTACTATTGTTAGGTTATCACAACAATATGGAGAAGAAGCAGGAGCAGGGGGTAATGTAACTTGGTTTAAAGGTAGATTAAGTTTAATTCCTGGAGTTCAAGATTATGATTTATCTTTATGGGCTGAAGAGCAAGGTATTGTAGGTGGAATTGAAATTAAAAATGTATTTTATCAAGCACCTCCTGCAATTAGTCAATTATATGGTCCTACTTTACTAGCAGGACAAGGTGGTTTAGGAGGTGTTCCTCCTGCTGGTGTTTATGGTTTAAGTTATGGGTATACTAATTACTTAATGATGCCAACAAGTTTTACTATGCAAAATATTCAAGCAATTGAAATGCAAAACCAAGTAACACTTTCAAACTATACATTTAATATTGTAAATAATATAATTTCAGTATTTCCAGTACCAGGAACAGGTGCTTATGGAAATGAAATTGATGGTGGATTAGATTATGGTATTTTTTTAGTATTTGATTTTATTAAAGTTCAAGATAGAATAGATGCTGCTTTTGCAAATGGTACAAACAAAATTTCTAATACATCAAATGTACCTTATGTAAATCCAACTTACTCTAAAATTAATTCAATTGGTAGAGCTTGGATTTTTGAATACACTTTAGCTAGGGCAAAAGATGCATTAGGATTAGTAAGAAATAAATACTCAACTATTCCTATTCCCGGATCTGAAGTAACTTTAAATGGAGATAATTTAGTAACATCAGCTGCTGCCGAAAAAGAGGCTTTAATAACACGATTAAGAGAATATTTTGATCAAACATCACGTCAAGCATTACTTGAAAGAAGACAAGCAGAATCAGTAGCTCGTGTTGCTGAAATTAACCAAGTACCAATGACTATTTATATAGGATAATATGGCTTTATACGGAGGTGCTCGTGATATATCAATGTTTAGAAGAGTCAACCGAGAGTTGATGGGAAACATTATATCTCAAGAAGTAATATTTTATAAATATAATGTAACTACCACTAAAACTAATATGTACGGAGAATCAGTAGAAGGAAGAAATTTTGCTGATCCTGTTATATTATTTGCTTTAGTAACATTAGGAGACCCAGAATCACCAACAAGTGATTTAGGGGTTGATTACACATGGCCTATAACTTTTAGATTTTTAAAAGATGATTTAATAAGTAAATTCAACTCCGCAAACCAAGGTCAAGGATTTGGACCTTTTCAAGCACAACCTATTCAATATGGAGCTTCAATCCAACCAGCTGTTGGTGATGTTATAAACTACCAAAATGGATATTGGGAAATAGATAATACTTATGATTCTCAATATTTTGTAGGTAAAGATCCTCAATATCCTTATACAGATGCTAATGGTGATAATCCACTAAACGAAGGATTAGATCAATTTGGATATAGTGTAGAAGTAAGATGCGATTGTCACTATGTACCATCTGATAGATTAAACATTATTAATTCAAGAATGTAATGCCAAATGTAAGAAAACCTATACCAAAAACCCAAAAACAATTAGGAATAGAACAAAATGTTCCTACATATTCTCAATATGGAAATCCTAATTCGTTTAATCCAAATCCAACTGAAAATAGAGCATTACAAACTTCATTTAAAGGAGATACTGTAAAACCATTTAGTGTTGGTCTTCAAGATATAGATGAAGCAATTTTTTATTATTTTCAAAACGTAATTCAACCCTCTGTTATTCAAAATGGAGCTAGATTACCTGTTCCTATCATTTATGGTTCACCTGAAAAGTGGAAATCATATCAAAAAGATGGGTATTATAGGGATCAACAAGGCAAAATACAGGCTCCGTTGATTATGTTTAAACGTAATAATATAGACAAAAATAGACAGATAGCTAACAAATTAGATGCCAATAACCCACAAAACTTTGGAGTATTTGCTAAAAAATATACTCAAAGAAATTCATATGATAATTTTAAAGTATTAAATAACAGAATACCTCAACAAGAATATTATGCTGTTATTATGCCTGATTATTTAACAGTAACATATGAATGTATTGTTTTTACTTATTATGTAGAACAATTAAATAAGATAGTAGAGGCAATGGAATATGCTTCTGATGCTTATTGGGGTAATCCTCAACGTTATCAATTTAAAGCAATGATTGATTCATTTGGTTTTCAAACTGAATTAGCTAATAATGATGAACGTATAGTAAGAAGTACTTTTACTGTAAAAATTAACGGATATATAATCCCAGAAATATTACAAAAAGATATAACAGCAATTAAAAAATTCTCAAATAAAACAAAAATTATATTCAGTATGGAAGCTATAGATAGTCCTGCCTTCTTTGAAGGTAATGTAGTAGGAGATAGAGTAATAACAGAAACAGCTTCTCAAAAAGAAACCAAAAATAGATCAACTGCTATTGGATAATTTGATATTTATATTAGATAACAAACAAGTTTAATGGCTCAAGTAAGATTTTTAGATCAGGTACCGGTTGGTGTATATAATCCTAATGGAGGAAATGGTGGCTCAGGCACTATTGACATTTATCAGGACGGAATATTAGTTAGCGCTAGTGTTCCCTATATTAATATAAGTGGCTCAGCTGAAGTTACTGGATTTAGCGTAAGTGGTAGTAATACTGGTGTAACTATTTTAATACAAGGTGTAGGATTTCCATTTTCAGGTTCAGCCGTTATCACTGGATCTTTAATTATTTCTGGTTCGAGTCCAACACCAATAATTGTACAAACATTACCTGTTCAATCAGGTCCTTATGTTGTTACATATAACCCAACAACGGGTGTTATTGGATATGTAAATTCTACTTCCGGAACTAGTGGTGTAGCAGGTTCATCTGGAACAGCAGGAATTTCAGGAACAAGTGGAACATCAGGAACAAACGGAACAGCAGGTTCAAGTGGTACATCAGGTATAGCTGGTACAAGTGGAGAATCTAAAACTTCAGGAACCTCAGGTTCATCAGGAACCTCAGGTTCATCAGGTGAAGCTGGTACATCCGGATTAAGCCAAAGTAGTGGAACTTCAGGTTCATCAGGAACTGTAGGTTCAAGCGGAGTAGCAGGTACATCAGGAGCAAGTCAAACTTCAGGTCTAAGTGGTTCATCAGGAACTTCAGGTACTACTGGAATAGCAGGAACTTCAGGCGAAAGCCAAACATCAGGTTTAAGTGGTTCATCAGGAACTTCAGGAACTTCAGGAGATATAGGAACTTCAGGTTTATCACAAACTAGTGGTACTTCAGGTTCATCAGGTACCTCAGGTGAATCAGGAATTTCAGGTTCATCAGGAATAAGTCAAACATCAGGTACTTCAGGTTCAAATGGTACTTCAGGTACTAATGGTTTATCTGGGACTAGTGGTATATCAGCAACAAGTGGTTCTACTGGTACTTCTGGTAGCTCAGGTGAAAATGGTACAGTAGGTACTTCAGGATTAAGTGCTACATCAGGTAGTTCAGGTACTTCAGGTTCATCTGGTTCTTCAGGAACAGTTGGTTCATCTGGAGAAGCAGGTACTTCAGGATTAAGCCAAACTAGTGGCTCTAGTGGTAGTTCAGGAACAAATGGTACGTCGGGGGTAGCAGGTCAATCATCATTAAGTGAAACATCAGGTTCAAGTGGTTCTTCTGGTTCTTCAGGTGAATCAGGTTTAAGTGGTTCATCAGGTACTTCAGGAACTTCAGGTAACTCAGGTACTTCTGGTACTTCTGGTACTTCTGGAGAAAGCAGTTCCTCAGGTTCTTCAGGCACTTCTGGTACTTCAGGAAATTCAGGTTCAACAGGTACAAGTGGAACATCTGGAGAAGCGGGTTCAACTGGTTCTAATGGTATATCAGGTGAAGCTGGTTCTACAGGTACTTCTGGCACTTCAGGAAATAGTGGTTCTACAGGCACATCAGGAACTTCAGGTGAAGCAGGAACAACAGGTACTTATGGTACCTCAGGAAATAGTGGTTCTACAGGTACTTCAGGTACCTCAGGAGAATCAGGTACCTCAGGTACTTCAGGAACAAGTGGCATTTCCGGAGAAAACGGTACTTCAGGAACAAGTGGAACTTCAGGCTTAACAGGTTCTTCAGGCACAAGTGGAACTTCAGGTACTAGTGGTACTTCTGGTATTTCAGGTGAAAGTGGTTCTTCAGGCAATAGCGAAACCTCAGGTTCAAGCGGTTCTAGTGGTACAATGGGTACTTCAGGAGTTGCTGCTACAAGTGGATTAAGTCAAACAAGCGGAAGTTCAGGTTCTTCAGGAACAGTTGGTTCATCTGGAGAATCAGGTACTTCAGGCGAAAGTCAAACTAGTGGAACTAGCGGTTCTACTGGTTCAAACGGTACTAGTGGTAGTGCCGGTATAGCAGGTCAGTCTGCATTAAGTGAAACTTCAGGTTCAAGCGGTTCTAGTGGTACAATGGGTACTTCAGGAGTTGCGGGTACATCTGGTTTAAGTAATACATCTGGTAGTTCAGGTTCTTCAGGTACAGTTGGTTCTTCAGGAGCAGCGGGTACAAGTGGTGATTCTCAAACTTCAGGTTCAAGTGGAAGCTCAGGTACAGTAGGTTCTAGCGGCGATGCTGGAACTAGT